ATGGAAGCCGAAGCAAAAGCGAACAAGGCTTTATCGGATGCTCTGCAAGCCTGTTTGCGTGAGATTGATATCGTTTTAAATAAAGTCAACCAGAGAGGTGATTTGCAGTGAACACTAGCCCAACCATCGGCGCATTAGCGGCGGCACTCGCTAAGGCTCAAGCCGATATAACGGGAGCCGTTAAAGACTCGGCCAACCCGTATTTCAAAAGCAAGTACGCCGACCTCGAATCGGTATGGTCTGCTTGCCGCAAGCCGCTAACAAGCAACGGGCTGTCGGTAGTGCAGACAACCTTGCCGACAAAGCGAGGTCTGATGCTTGTAACGACTCTCGCGCATAGCAGCGGGGAGTGGATTCGCGGCTATATGCCGATCTTGGCAACCCAAGGCAAAGCAGGAGAAGTGAAAGAGGTCACCGCACAGGCTCAAGGCTCTGGCATTAGTTACGCGAGGCGTTATGCCCTAGCCGCTATCGTCGGCGTATATCAGACCGATGACGATGCCGAGGCTGCACACGGTCGCGGCTTTACGGTAGACCCTAGAGGCGATTTAGGGAAGAACGTAGACGAGAAAAAGAAAGCCGAGTTCCTAGAGGATTTTAGAAAAGCGTTTGATCTCGACGCAGAGGAAAAAGAGATCGCGCAAGCCGTTCGCGCTGTCCATGAGCGGATCACCCACGATCATGATCTTTACATAGCCGTCTCAGATTCGATGACGGCAAAGGAGAGGTCAGCGATCAAAGCCTACTTGAGAATTGCAAAGGAGCAACGATGAGCGAGTACGACAACACCAACCGAGGCGTCCTGTTTAAGAACGACCAAAACGGAAACCCGAAGCGACCGCAGTATCGAGGGTCGCTGAATGTAGCAGGACAGGATTTCAATATCTCGGCATGGGTTAAGGAGAGCAAGAAAGACGGCAGCAAGTTCTTGAGCATCTCCGTAGAGCCGAAGAAGAACGCGCCGCCAAAGCCAAAAGCAGAAGCGGTCGATCCTGAGTTTAACGACGACATTCCGTTTTAATGCGTCGTATATTTCCAAGAGGAACAAGCAAGGAGGCCATCGCGCAAGCGGTGGTTCTCCTGATCCGCGACACGGATATCTCTTGGCAGATTACCGTAGAGCAGTTCAAGAAGCCTCGCACAAATCAGCAGAACGCATACCTTTGGGGTGTGGTCTATCCGACCATCCTAGAGGCAGGAGGCGAGACGCTGCGAGGATGGCAAGCCGACGATCTGCACGAGTATTTCTTGGGAGAGATATACGGGTGGGAGATGCTCGAAGGCATGGGGCGCAAGCGAATCAAGCCCGTTAAGCGATCCTCTCGGATGACTCGCTCGGAGTTTATGGATTACCTAGAGCAGATCAGCCAGCGGTGTGCGAATCTCGGCATCGTCATACCGGAGCCTACTTATGAAACTGCGTAAAGAGGCGCGAGGGCGCGACTGCATGGTGCGACTCGTAGGCATCTGTAACCACAACCCAGAAACGACGGTGCTTGCTCACGTTCGCATGGCAGGGATTAGCGGGATGGGATTAAAGGGTGACGATCTGCTCGGAGCGTGGGCTTGCTCATCGTGCCACGATGCTATCGACCGGCGACGGTATACCGACCTTGATAGAGACTTCGTTCGGTTAGCGCACCTCGAAGGTGTTATCCGAACGATCACCGTTCTACGGCGCGAGGGTAAGGTATGACTTGCCTATCGTGCCGATACTCGATTCACAAAGACGGCCAACTATGGTGCAGCCTTTGGGAAGGAGCCGCCGACTGGCGGTGCAATACTTTTATCTACGAACCTGGAACCGATGAGGTGGAACATGACACAGACAGAAATGATCCGCGCCCACTTGCTCGAGGGTAAGAGCATCACGCCGCTTGATGCGTTAAGCGAATACGGATGTTTCCGACTCGCTGCTCGGATAGATGAACTGCGAAAGGAAGGGCTGCATATCAATACAGAAAAAGAAACGCGAAACGGTAAAGCGTATGCGCGTTATTCGATGGTGCAAGCATGACCCGCGATGACATTATCCGACTGGCGCGAGAGGCTAGTAGCGAGTCTGATTATGACTTCCCAAACATTTTTTCTCTTGAACGCTTTGCCGCCCTTGTTGCCGCAGCCGAGCGGGAGGCGTGTGCGAAGTTGTGTGAGGATATTCCGCTACCCAAAGGCGCAGCAGAATTGACGCATTTGCCAACGATTGAGCGATGCGTTAATGCCATCCGTGCTCGCGGTAACACAGGCATCAAGTGGGAGGTCGAGCCTTGAACTGTCCTGCTTGCCTAGGTCGGCTCTGGCTAGAAGATCACAAAGGCGATTGGTTTCGGTGTCTTAATTGCAACGGAACAGGAGAGGAGGTCAAACATGCAAACGCTCGTATTTATTATTTGTCTGACGCTCGTGCTGCTCGCAAGCGCGCTCATATTAAGGCGGTGGTATCGAACCCTCCACCAGATAAGGCAGGATGAGTGGCGAAGAGTGCCTAATCCCGAATGGAGAGCAAAGCGAGGAGGGATGGAAATATGGTGACCGAAGAAGATGATGCGTTCGAGCAAGAGTTGAGGGCTGCTCCGTGGGCGTATGGGCAGAAGCGACCGGAAACGGTCGAAGAGATCATCTTCTTTTTGCGTCAACGAGGATTTGACCGAGAGGCAAATATCATTTTACGAGAGTTCGCTATTCTTAAGGCGCGACGATAGTTCCCTTAACCTTGAAAGGGCGGGTCTGCTTGAAGTGTTCGCCACCACAACGACAGACCCCGCCTAACAACCCCCGAACAGTCGGATGCGAGCAACCCCAACCGACGCCGTTCCACGGGCAGAAGAAAACGCAGTTCTGACAGGCATCGGGCTCTGCCCATGCCATTTCCTCTAATGCGTCGTCCTCTAGCCTCATCTGGATCGCAGCCACCGCAAATAGTCAGCACCGACCTCTGGCTCCCAAAATACCTTGACCATGTCGGGATGATCAGGCGGCAAGTCTGGGTCGATGACCGTTACTGCACAAGGCGAAAGGGCGTTATCTCGGAATCCTCTATCCTTTGCATAACGGTCGTAGACCTTATAGGAGGCGACCTTAATCGCGTGCATGGTAATTCCCGAGATCGCATCCTTGAGGACGCTATATGCACTCTCGTGCTTATGACCGGCTACATAGATATGATCTCGTGTTCCCATCAGAGCCGCCTTCATCGGGCCGTGAGCAGGGTTCCAGATCGAGGAGCCGCTGTGATCGTGTCGAGCGTTGACCCTAACCTCTGCCCCGTTAGGGAACCGCAGAGCGATACGAGCCTCCGAGGATTTATAGAGGGCGTTCTGCTGCTTGGCGATCCACTTAAGAGGGTCGCCCGAGCCTGACCAGAGGTCATGATTGCCTCCGATCATATAAAGCCAGTTGCAGCGATTGACGAACCACTCTGCGATCTTCCAAGCCTGTGCAGCCGAGGTACTCTGATCGGCGTAAAGCCTTGCTAAACGTCCGCACCAGTTGTTCGTGGTGTCGCCCACGTTGCAAGCAAAGAGTCCCTCGGTCGCATTGACCAGAGCCGTATGCCGCTCGATGGCTTCTATATCGCAGCCGTCATCGTCAACGTGAGGATCTCCAAAGTGTAGGAGACCAATCGCTCCGGGAATCTTGACGCGAATCGGGATGAGTTTAGAAGCCTCCTCATGTTCGCGCTTATGGGCAAACTTACGCTTGCGCTGCTCGATCAGTTCTTCGATTGAAACGTCGTCATCTGGCAGTGGAGTAAATTCAAAGCCTTTTTCATCGGATGCGTTTCTAGAAGGATCGTAACTAGACTTTGGAACAATTCCACCTTTCTGCTGAATCTTTTTCAATCTCATCAGCAAAGAGCGTTCATTGATTCCTAGTTTTTTTGCTGCATCAGATCGTATGCCTTTAGTCTGTTGCAGCATAGTAATGATCTGCTCGTCAGTTACCTTTTGCACGTTTGGTTTTCCTTTTTACCGTGATGCCGAGTTCCTTTCGGCGTTCATCGGTGCGTTTATCGTCACGGACAGCACTCCATTCTAACTGTCCGTCTACTAGCCGAAACTGCTCCTTGTGAGTCAAGGCGCAATCGCAGCACTCGGTAAAGGTATAACCCTTCACTCGATACCAAACCCCGTCATACATTTGCACGACAGGTATTTTTTTAGCCATGCAAACCTCGGAAATATAGTCGCTGCTCGTCAAGTCTGCGTTTAACCAACCCAGGCAATACTCGGCCGCCGCCTTTAGTCCACTTCATAAACTCATCGGCAGCAGCGTCAAACTCGCCTCGGTTATGCTTCATTCGCAAACTAGAACGCTGCAAGTTACCGAGTCCAACGTTAAATGCGAAACTTACCAGAGCGTCGAATTGGCCTTGACGATTAGTAGCAGAAGGGCAATATCGGGCCACGCCGCGCTCAAATCGCGCAAGGTCTTGAGCAAGCAGATCGTCCACTTCAGAGCGAGACCAGAGCCGATCATCTTCTATCCTCAAAGCAAACTGTAATCGTTCGGATACAGGTAGCCGAGCCTGTTGCGGATATAGAACGTGCCCGACTCCAACCGTCCATAGCGAAGCCGGACACAGGTACGGGCGCATCCTTACGCCCTCGTGATGCTTTATCAGAGTCAGAGTTTCTAGACTGACTTTCATTTTTTCCCGAAGGCTTGACTTCCGAACCAGAAAGCAATGATCGATGACAGGATCAGCATCTCGTCATCGGAGAATACTTCTGCCATTGCTTGAGCAAACGGAACGCCTGTCGAGTAGGCGTACCAGACGCCAGCGATGTTGATCGCAACTAACTCAAGAACGAAGATATAGGTCACGACAGGGCGTACTGACGCGCGCAAATTGATCATCCACTGCGACGCGCCTTTCCCTATCTCCACGTCATGCTGATAGAGGGCAACTCTCTCCTCCGCAGAAGTCTGCATAGCAATCTGCTCGGTCTTAATTTCCTCGACTCTGGCTTGTGCAATAAAGCCTCGTTCGGCAAGGGCAAGTTCACGCTCTTTCTGTGCAGCAACGAGAGCAAGTTCATGCTTTTTATCCTGTCGATCTTGAAAGATTTGCAGAATCTTCGGGAGGCCGCCAGCAAGAAACGAAAGAAAGGTTGAAAGCATAGTCATCATTTGTTTCGTTCCTCGATTAATTTAACGCGAACTTGCAGATCGTGAATATCAGCATAAATTTCTTCTTTCATTTTGTGCCTACGTTCTGCCGATATAGGACTATCAGTAGGAACTCCCTCAGCAGTAATTAATGCTGGCATTTTGCTTTCAACAGATAACAGTCGGTTATTAAAAGAAGCAATTTCTGTAAGCAACCAACCAACTGCAGCGAGTAAAACGGGAAACAACATATCAATGACTTTTTGCATTGTCATTTTATTAACCTTTATTTTTGTTTAGTAAATCAAAAAGCGTTTTGATCTTATCCTCAAGAACGGCCACTCGTAAATCAAGTTTAGACAAAACAATGATTAACGTAATTAGCGCAAGAATGACAGGCCATGCGCGCGTAAAAATTTCAAATAGTTCCATAGCCGACCCCCTTGTTTAGCGTCGCTCTAATACTCTGTCTAATTTCATTTCTATGCTTTTAAGTCGTTCCGTCTGACTTGCCATTTGCGCCTCAATCACGGCAATGCGTCGGTCGGCTTCAGGTTGAATCTTGACGGACTCGACGGCTTCCAGACGTTGAGAAATGCCTTCTAATCGTTCCGTCATTTGCCCCATGGCATAAACCAGTCCGATTACTAACGCCATGTCTACGACTAGCGATCCAGGAGGAACCTTGAATTTCTGTATGTCCATGCGTCAAGCCTCAATCAAAACAGCAAAGGTCTTTTTCAGATACGGCCACGGGTCAATTTGGAACACATAGCCGCCCTGTTCAGGCAACGAAATACTAAATTCTGTGGACGCTTGATAGACTTCGTAGCGATCCGGCAACGTGACGTTAATAATCGCGTTGTCGGGTAGTCCTGTAATCGTGACCGTATTTCCGGCGACCGTATGCGTTACGCTCGACGGCTGCTTGTCGACAAACTCGCTGCCGTTCCAGTAGGAATTAGCCGCGTTTGCCGACTCGCATTCGATAAATTCCGCGCCATCCGGCTTCGGACGTAGCGGCAGTAGTTCGGGTTCGCACGTAAAAATGCCGACAATGCGACCGTTCGATGCAACCGTGGCGTATCTCATCGTTTGAATTCCGTAACGACGCTAATAATGTCTTCGTAAATGTATGTCGTGCTGCCGCCTAGGGTCGGCTCGACTTTGATGTAATAGGTCGTGCTGCCCGCCGACGGCGTGTCCATGTATTGCAATGGCACACGGTATGTACCGCCCGATGTAAGACTCATAATCGGAATGTCTACTATTAGAGTGCCACCACGATAAATTTTGTAAATGTTGAGCAATGCGCCTGTTGCAAATGTAAATTTAAACGTCAGGTCGCAACGCACCAACATATTAGTTCCACCCGCTGCGGTCACGTTGATTGTTGACAACGTGTTGTCGACGCCGCTGTTGGCGCTGGTTAGTGTTACGTCGGCTGGAAGGTCCGTGGCGCTGGCGGTAATAGCATTGCTGGCAACGCTGTCTGTAACAATAACGCCGCCGCTTACACTTAAGTCGGAACCATCCCAACGGATATTTTTTCCGCTTGAGTTTCCGAACGAGAATCTTGGTGTTCCTGAATCATTACCAATGTAAAAGCCTGTTCCGGTGTTATAGGAAGTTTGACCGGAGCGAATAAAGCCACCCGACGGCAACACAATATTTCCGGCGGTAATGTTTCCCATGTTTGCCGACAATGCCGACAATTCAGTTACAGAAATTTTAGCCGCCGTCACTGCGCCAGCCGTGATCTTATCCGCGGTTACAGCATTTGCGGCAAGTTGTGTCGCGGTAATTGCGTCTGCAGCGATTTGTGATGCCGTAATTGTACTTGCGGCAATTTGAGTCGCCGTGACCGCACCCGCTGCAATTTTGGCGGTTTCTACTGCGCCCGCTGATATTTTTACAGCCGTAATGGCATTAGCCGCAATCGTATCTGCCGTGACCGCTCCGGCGGCTAACTTTGCAGTCGTAATCGACCCTGATGCTAGTTCCGTTGCTGTAATTGTTCCGGCTGCAATCTTGGCCGCTGTAATAGTGTTCGCTGCTATTTCGTTAGCAGTGATAGCGCCAGCGGCAATTTTAGCCGTACTGATTGCACCATCTGTTATTTGAGTGCCGACAATTTGCCCTGTAAGTTTGGCTGCGGCAATCGCTGCAATTTGCGAGTCTGTTAATTGCCCGGTAATTTTCGTAGACGCAAGATCCGCAATTTGCGAGTTAGTTAGTTGCCCTGTGACTTTCGATGCGGCTAATGCGGCAATTTGCGCGTCGGCAAGTTGACCAGAAATATCGAGCGCCGGAACCGCTGTAGTCCATGCGCTGCCCGTATACCGATACAATTTATTATCGGTTGTCAGGAATACCATTCGACCCTGAAACAAGTTAGTCGATGGCAAAGCCGACACGATTTCGTATCCGACTTGATTTTTTGCCGCGCTAAACGTTGCCGTATAAGTAACGGCGTTGTATAGAACGGTGAATGTCAGCGACCCAACGTCGCCCGACATAGCGGTGATGCGGTAATAGCCTTTCGGCTGTCCGCTAACCGGCGTGTTTGTCGATGTATTGATTGTTCCGGTAACGCCGCTACTGGCCGACGCGGACAACGTAGCCGATGCGGTTACGTCTGTCGCGCCGCTATAGACCGTCAACTGGCCGGATGCGTCCGCATAACTTGGTACGCTACCGTCGGCGAATGCATCTAACTGAACCGCTGTGCGACTTAATACGATAGAAACGGCGCTAGTTCCGCTTGATCCGTTGGAACCGGCTTTAGCCTTACCGACCGTAAATACCTTCGTGATGGTTACGCCACCATAAGTCGCCGACATTGTGAATTGTCCGCTGTCGGCGGTTAGTGACGTGACGCGATAATATCCGATGGGTTGCCCGCTAACCGGCGTGTTGGCGGCAGTGTTTAAATCGCCATCGCAATTTACTTCGGAAACGATGGCAAAAGTCGTGCTGGCCGTAACGTCCGTTGGGCCACTAAACAACTTAAACAATCCGACCGCATCCGCATAACTGCTAACCGTTCCGGACGAATCTGCCGGTACTAGCGTTGCTTCGTTAGTCAGGTAGCCGTTAAGCGTCGCAATCTTGCCAGACGATGACAAACCAGAGCCGGATGGCGTTGGGTCAGATGTGCCGCCAGTAACGCCATAGTACGACTGCACCCAAAAATACCGCGTTGCGGTATCGGTGCGTGGCACGCGTAACTGTGTGTCTGCGCCTTCGTAAATCTGCGTGGCCGACGAAAATGGCGTCGACGCTGTGTATTGAAAGACGCGGTACAGAATGCCGGGAACACTGTTAGACGGTGCGGCCCACGATAGCAAGATAGATTCGATTTCTTGCGTCGCCGTGAACGACTGCGGCGAACCGGGCGAGTAAGTAGCCGGATCGCTTATCACCACGGACGCCGGGGTTACATACGTCCCGGTCGATGGGTCGCTGTAATCGGTCGATGACGCTTCAATTAATGTAAGTTCGATGGCCGGTTCCGGTCGAAATTTCCAGCCGATACAACGCACGCTTTGATTGGTCCAGCCGACTTCAGCAATCGTGACTGTGCCAGTCTCAAACGGACGGATTTTGTACGCGTTCAAACTGCAAACAACTTGCACGGTCTTTTGCCGACGTGATTGGCGCGACAGGATGATGGCGTTTCGCTGCGCTTCGTACTGGTTATTGCACGCCGGGAAAGCGACTTCGGTATAGATGCGTTCGCCGTCTTCCGATTCGTACGTCGAGTTTAGAATCGGCTCGAATTCGACGGGCTGATAATTACGGTCCTTGTCGACAAACTGTCCGCGAACGGCGTTGTAATAACCTTCGCGCTTGCGGCTCTGCGCCGTTTGGACGGTTACCTGTCCAACAATGTCGTCTTCGGTAATGCTAAACGCCGACGATGACCACGCGCCCGCCGCCATGCGCCACTTGCCACCGGAGTAGTAGCACGCACCCATCATGGCCTGTGTCAATGCTTGAATATTGTTCTCGAATTCGGCGGTCGCTTCCAGCACCAAATTACAGGTGTACCGCTTTTGCGTCGTCGACCCCGGAATGGCTACGTTTTCGTCGCAGATATTTGCGGCTGTTACAACGGATGCCCAATCGACGCGGCTTCCATCTTCGCTCAACCCGTAAGACGCCATGAGATAGTCGGCAAGACACAATGCCGGGTTAGTCGTGTACGCGGCGTAACTCGAGTTTGTCGGATTCGCACCCGGTGACGTATCCAATCGCGGGTCGTAACACTTTTTGCCCTGCACGATACAGGTAACGTCAGGTTTGCCGTTGCGGTATACCTCTTGGTCGAAGGTATAACGCAACGCCAAATACGCGATACCGCGTCCACGATGCTCGGAATCCCATTCCGTAATCGCGGCGTTTAGGATGCTGTCAACTGTTTGCGTCGATGTTCCGGTGTATTTACGAACGGATGCTTTACCGGAGAAACTGCCAGCCGTTACGTCGCCGCTGCCGTTTAGCGTTAACGCTTCGTCGTTAAAGTAAACGGTGTTTATCGCGTTGACTTCGTGTCCGACCAGCGCCAACACTTGATGTAGATATTCGCCCTTCGATCCGGTCACAATCGCCGGAATGACGTTCATTCCAGAAATCTTGTTTTCGCCGTAGACAATACGACGCGGTGCAACCGTATCGGAGTATTCCACGTCGGGCGGGCGTGACGTTGCGCGTGGAACCTTCGGCCCTAACGCTTGCGCAACCTTCATCAAAAGCAAATTGCCGCCAATGTAGATAATGGCGTTAGCCGCCACCATTGCGGCAACCGTGGCTGCGGCAGACGTGCCGCCGAAAACCACCAACAGGAAGTTTGTTACTGCACTTACAACTGGAGCCATTAGTTAACCTTCCAACTGCAAATAGCCTGTGCCATGGGCACGTGAGCAATGCCGGTTTCGCCAACCGTCACGATCCGATCACCTACGCAAATTCCTAGGGTTTCGCGCCCCTCGTTGTTGAATAGCACAACGTCGCCGCGCTGTGTATACGCTAGGGATATACACGGATCGCCTAGCCAATCCTTCACGGCTTCCTGTATGGACCCGTGCGAATTGATGTAAGCAAGTGCGGTTTTTTCGTCGTGATACATTTCTGCAAGACGTTTGGCGTAGTCGCTACCGCTCATTGCATCGACGACACGCGCCGAAAACAGGCAACAGTCGTTTTTGCCGTATGCAAAGGTTTCGGTGCTAACTTGCTCAATCGCCGCAAATAAGCGGTCTACCCAATCTTCGTGTCGCATTAGAACGGGTCCAATCTGAAGTTAGGATCGTACGGACGACCGCCGCCACCACTAAAGTTCGTTGGTTTGTCGCCCCATGTCGCTTTATAGCGTGGGATGAATTGCGTTAGGTTAAAGAATGTATCGCCAGCAAACGCTAGGCGTTGGTCTTCATCCGTGAACCTTGCTAATACAGGCTCTTTTCTCAAACGGTATTCACAAGATAACGAAATGACCGCACTGTTTTGGTCCATGCTAATTGACATGGTGTCCATGCGGCCCGACCAGATTTCCTCGGGGTCGGCGACAAAGTTTAGGTTTTGATCCAAAAAGCCGACGTAAAAGGTTGCCGGTCGGCCCTGATAAACTTCGTCCATCACGATAGGGACCAGCGACGTATCGACGCCGGACAACGTGACTTTGATTCCACGGGCGACGGTATCAATGTTTTCGTCGATAATGTCGAACGAACCGTATTTGCCAACGCCCAAGTACGTATTACCGTCGAAGGTTACGCTTCCAACGCCGTCGTGGACGTAGACCGTACCGGAATCGAATTCCAGTTTCGCCATCGTGATAATGAAAAGCGACGCCTTCGCCGCTTCCGTCTGGTTCGTGTTGCTAACCCAACGTGTCATTAGGCTATATCCTCGACTAGATCAATCGTCATTTCGGAAAGCGTACCGGGGCGAGTTGACCAACTTCCTGCATCCTCGGCCAATAGGAAACGCCCCATTGGATTACGGAATACAACTGGAGTGTTATCCGCTGGCGACGTTCGTAGGGTTGGCTCGAACATAATGTAACCTGCGCCGCTGCTGTCGGAATTCAAATCGGCAGTTAACCGCTTCAATTCCCCGTTAATCTCGACCCAATCACCAGCGCGAGCCAAACCGTTTGTTGAAGTCGGCAAGCCGTCAATATTCAACGCGCCGCCAGTTTGCGATCCCCCCGCCACTAGCGCACAACGTGTCAGTGATGCCCACGAAATAAACTGAAATGCCCCGGCTGCACGACCGCTGTAGTAGTCGTAAAAACTAACGTGCGTAGATGTACCGGACGCTGTAAACGAATCGGTATAACGTCCTGCTGCTGTGCGTACAGTACCGTTTAGCAGCGTCGTACCTCCCTGCGACGTTCCTGCCGCCGCACCGATACGAACGTTACCTTTTCCTGCCCCATAAACGGCTCTTATAGCGTATGGCGCACTAGTAACCGTAGTGGCTGCGGCTTGGTAGGCGTAGGCATCTGCCGTTGCTGCTGCTCGAGCAAGGCGCAAACCAAAGTGCGAATCTGCCGATAATTCAACTTCGGCACTCGATGATGACCATCCCGTAGTTGCAACGACAGCCGAGTTATTCGTAAGCAATTCTGGGCAGGTAAATGAACCGGCGAAAGAATATCCCGGCTCGGTAAACCATAGACGGTTGGAGCGACCGCGCAGTGCAGCCATTAACGACAATAAACGTCGTCGCTTCTGGTCCGATAGCGCGCGAAACGATAGCGTAGCAGCCCATCGATTACCGGGCCGAGAATACGTCTTAACCGCTCCCGAAAGCGGCGATGAATACGTCGCTGTGTTGTCTAGGATGCGCCACTGTATGTCATTGGCAACCAGATCCGGCGGTAGTATGTAATCGGTCATCGGCCTATCCCATAACGTCGGTCAAGTTCATCAAATATGCGCCGATTATTTTCGGCCATAATCCCCGGCAATGCCTTTTGCAAATCAGAGGTCGCTCCTCGAGCATCGATATTGTAAACAGGAGCAACAGTAACGCCTCCACCCATGCCCAACTTGTTATTAGGAACTATGCCTCCAGAAGTGCCGGGGACAAATAGTTCAGGGCCGCGCTCGCCTACAATGTAGGGAGTGCTAGCGGATACTGGGCCGCCCATCGCTTTTCCGGTTATTGCTTTTGCAAAAGTTCCTACAAAGCCACCGGAGCCGGTAAGCGGAGCAAATATAGCGTTAAGAATAGTTGATGCTGCTATCTCGGCAATCATTCGACGAATGACGTTTAAGAAACCGGCGAGCATCCCCTTAAGTCCATTCTCGAATGGATCGAACAGGAAGTCAGCAAAAGCAGATTGAATGTTCTGAGCAGCGGATTTAGCAAACTCTTGCATTAACTTATCTGCTGCATCCATCGCATCAAGCATTTTTTGAACGCTATCAGCAATCTTTACGTCTGCCGCTTCAAATGAATTCTCGAACAATTCTGGATCTTCAAGTTCGTCCTTCATTTTTCTGTATTCAGCAGTGAAGGCCGCTTGTTTTTCTAATAGTTTTTGATAAGCATCAGCAGATTCTTTAGCCCATTTCTTTTCATTTTCGGCCATCTTTTGCCGAAATTTCCACTCATTCTCCATCGCTTTTAGAGGGTCAACCTCTCTTCGTCGACCGCGACGACCGCCTTCGCCCTTTC